TACCTAATATTCCTGTGTGTGCATATCCTGCTAAACCTCCTGACATAAAAGGACCTAAAAAATCATTTTGTGATGGTGGAGTTTGACCAATATTTTGTATATCAGAATAAACAGGACCATCAATATCATCTGAACAAACTGATTCAGATAATACTACATTATCAGGAGTATAACCTTTAGTTTGTATAAAAGTTTTTGCATAGTCTCCAAACCTTTGTGAGTTTACAGAAGAAGGATATGTTATTTTAACAGTAGTATCATAACTTACTGGATTAACAAAATTTCTTTCTATACCTTCAACAACAGGAAACCAATCTCCTGATACAGGTTTAATACTAGAAAGAATTAAAGCACCAGGTACAACAGTATCTGTTTTTGGATTTTTTAAAGCATAAGGTCTTAGAGTAGCCATAGTATTATTTTTTAATAGTTATACATTTTTTACTCTTCTTCCCATACCTACTCTAGACTTCTCAGCTTTTTTAGCAGCTAGTTTAGAAGGAGTTAGTTCATACTTTGTTTTAGGAGTATCTTTTGATACTTTTTTTGTAGGCCGACAATATTCATTAGAACCACCGGCACCACAAGCTTTACCTGATTTTGTATCTTGCCATTTCTCAGATTCCCATCTTTTAAGATTTGAACCAGCTTTAGTTTTTCTAACTGTACCAGAACCTTTCCTACATTTAGCAATTGCTTGAGAAGCCCTTGCTGAAGGAAACACAGCATACTGTGCTTTTACTTTAGAATAACAGGCATCTTTTGGCATTATTAATTATTTTATTTTTTAATACCACCTTTTTTCATACTCTCAACTTTTACTCCTTTTGAATCATAGTCATTCCTTAATCTAAAAGTTTTCATGTCACTTGGAGAAGCAGGAACTACTTTTTTAGGAGTTGGTTTTTTAGGAACTGGTTTTTTAATAACTGGTTTTACTGTACCACCTTTTTGAAAACCCATTGTTTTTTTAACTTTTTTTCTTTGACTAATTGCTTGTTCTTTTGATAATTGAAAGTCATTAGTTTTTCCTCCTTTTGTTACAGACATTTGATAAGGTTTTTTACCATCAGCTAAATATGATTGCCATTCTATACTTTTTTTATAATTTCCACCAGGAGACTCTACTGTAGTCCTTAAAGGATTACCACTACTTCCTGTTAATTCAGAATAAGAATTTTTTGTTTTGTATTTTTTTGTTTTACCTGTAGAACCACCTTTTTGCATAATTTCTTTGCCATACATAGCTTTAGGTTTTGCACCACCTGTTTTCATTGTTTTTGTAGTTTTCATTTTATTTTAGTTTTAATAAGTTACGCATTCCAATACTTTTCACAAGCTTCATTAAGATCTTTAAGAATATCTTCATTTAAAGGATTCTTTAAATACTCAACTACATCTGCTACATTTCTACCAAGTAAAGCTGTTGACTTAACATGATAAATATAACCATCTGCCTTATTTATAATATACTTAAAAAAAACGGAATCTCTTACAATTGATTTGATTTTTAATGTTTCCATATCCATTGCTGCAGTTTCAATAAATGATTTAGCTGCTCTTTCCTTGTTTCCTTCTGCACCATCTCCATTTATATAAATGTCCATGTTTTCATAAATAACATCATTAGGTGTTGATTTTCTATACTGTGTACTATTTAAATCTACAACTTTTGCAATGTAGAATAATTTAGTACTGTTCTTGTCAAATAATTTTTGAAGTTCAGATAATGCTTTGTTACGCATTTTTTTGTACTCTGTTCTTGCCATTACAGTTTCTTCTTCTTTATCTAAGTAAAACTTAGGAGCTACAGCTTTTGATCTTGCATCATCATAACTTTTTGCTACAATTGCAAAACCTCCTGCTTCAATAGCATAAAGTTTAATTCTGTCATAAGGATCTTTTGGGTCTAAGAACATAGGTTCATTTCCACAAGAGATATTTATTTTATTCCAAAATTTTTGATTGTCAGGTCTTAGTAATGTTACTTTATTCCAAAAGTCCTTATCATCAATATCAATTACATTTGCTGCTAAATCTTTTTCAAGTTCAATAATAGCAGATCTTATTTCTTTTATTCTTGCTTCTCTAGCATCTTTTTGAAGTAATTTAATTTCAGGAGCAAACTCATTTAATCCTGTTACATACCTCATTACACCATTACTTTCTAGACATGCTAGTTGTTCATGATGTTTAACACCATCATATAATGCTAATCCATAATTTTCTAATCCCATATTTGAAGCAGAGCTATCAAAAAAAGGTCTTACAGCAATAGCTGTTTTTTTTGTTGTGCTGGTAGTTGTTTCTACCATTGTAAAATTTTCCATCTTGTTTGTTGGTTTTTAGTTAGTAAAATTGAGTACTTATTAAAAAAAAAGGAGGAGCTCCCTCCTCCCTTTTAGTTTAATCTTATTTTCTATTAGAATGATCCACCAGTGATTGGGTTTCTCATAACAATTTTTAAAACTTTAGTTGGATCTTTTACCCAAATAGCTGGCATTGTTTGAGACATCATTACACGGTATCCATTGAATTGACCAGAAGACTGGAATCCTTGTGAACGTCCCATGTAATCCATAGTACCATTTTGGTACCACCACTTTAATTGATTATCCCAAGACAACTTCAATAAGAAGATATTGTCATTAGTATTATCAGTGATATCAAAGATAATGAAGCTATAAGAAGATAATGGGAAACCATCAATGATTGGGTTTTCAATATCATTAGTATGAACATTATCAAATGCTGGATTAAGTACAAACTTAACATTTGCTAAGAAAGGTATTACATATGAAGTATATGCAAATCCAAAGTTTAAGTCCATTCCTTTTCCTGTGATAGCTCCTATGTCTGCAGCTTGGATTAAAAGACCTGAAGAGATTGCTTCAGTTTTAATTGCCTCATTAACCATTCTCATACCTGCCATACCAGTTTGAACAACTAGTGAACGTTTTGGATCTGGACCTTGGAACTCAACTTTACCATTAAAGAAGTTATAAATTTCTCCACGGAACAAATCAAGTGTAAAGTTATTCTTGTTGTATACTCTTTTGAATGAGTTATCCAACTGCTTCCAAAGACCTACTGACAATCTAACATCATCTGGTCCATCTTGACGTACACGTCCACCATGACCCCACATTAAATAAGTTTCTATGTCTGTTGCAATCTTAGAAAGATGTGCAGCTTCCATATTAGTTAAGAATGTACGTGATAAATCACCATTGTCAAAAGCTTTTTTAACTTTGTCTTTACCCATTACTTTAACCATGTCATCTAAAGATGCAATAGATGGATCAATGTTTTTGTCAAATGTCCTCCAGATTTCAGTTACAGGAACTGTACCATCTGCATTCATTCCACCTTTGATCATCAAGTCTGCACGAGAAGATATAGAATAATGTACATGAGCTTCTGCACCACCAACATAGTTGTAGAATTCACGGAATCCTGTGTTTGTTGTAATGTCAGAGAATCTCTCTCCATATTCCCCACGGGCAGAACCCTTACGGAATACTTTTGTACCATTAGCTAAGTACTTATTATCTAAGTATTTATAGTTATCATTGTTTACCAATTGTACAGTATAGATAAATCCATCTCCTAAAGGAAGGATATCATCTGCTGTAATGTACATCTCAACACCATTGTATTTGTCATATGTGATGATATCACCATGTCCAAATTCTCTTTTGTTAATTTTAATTTTAAAAGTTGTACCGTCAATACCTTTAAAAGAATTAGTTGATTCAATGTCTTCAATAATATATGGAAGGTCAATAGAAACCGGAGTTTGCCATTTGTACTCTCCACGAGCATTATCTACATTGATTACATTTTTACCACCAAAGCTTGACATTTGGTATAGAGGCATTTCAACTCTTTGAGACATTGCCCAAAGGTCTACTGGACCTAAGTCCATTGGTTCTGCATCTTTTAGCATGTTCACCAAGTGGTAAGAATCCACATGGGAACTAGCTGCATAGGCTGTATCCCGTAGGAATATGCCATTGTTCATTACTGGAGTTGCCATTTTTTATTTTGTTTTTATTTGTTACTTATTTTAAAATTTTCTAAAAATATTACTTTTAGATATTGTTTTTTGCTCCCTTGTTGGAGTCTTTTTATAATTTTCATTTTCATTATTATATGAAGATGTTATTTTTCTAGATTCTTCAGTTTTTAATTGTCTAACTGTTTTCTCTATTGCTGCTTTTGTACCTTGATCTCTTACTTTACTTTTATATCCATCTGGATCTGCAAGTAACCAAAGTGCTTCAGCAATTAAATCATGTCTTGGTTCTACAAACTGATACTTTTCTAACAAGTGTCCTAACATGTTTGTAGGTTTACCTGAAATTGAAGGGTAGTTAGGTTGAACTAATCCTGAGTAAAGCATATTTTGTATTTTCTTATCTATTTTAATTCCTCCAAGTTCAGCTGTAATTAATGTATTATATACATTATCTGTATACATTTGAGCTTGTCTTTCTTTTTTTTCTTTTTTTTGTTCTTGTTCAGCTAATTGACGCATTACTATTTCTTCTTGCATTCTGTCTAATTTTGGTTTAAACTGATTTGCTTTTTGTTCTAGTTTATTTACATCTCTCCAATCTTCTATTTCTTCTTCTATTTCTTCTGGAGTACCAAAATTAGTAGCATATAAATATTGTCTTGCAATTTCAGCTTGATCATTTTCATTAGAAGGATCTAGTTGAGTTATTTCTTCAACATATGCTAGAGTTCTAAATAATCCTTTTAAGTCTTGTCCACCATCTGCTACATATTTTGCAGCAACTTGTAATTCTTCAGGTAGTGCATTAAAAAACTCTTTTGGAGTGCTTTCTCTTATTTTATTTTCTCTTTCTTGAAAATTTGCTTCAAATAATTCTCTAAAGTCTTTAGTAGTATATTCTTCTAAATCTTTATCATCATCAAATGGAACAAGTGCACCATCTTCAATCATCTTAGTTGCTAAGTCATATAGTCCTGATTTATCAACTTTAGGTCTACCTTTATTACCAGCATCTTCCTCTTGTGAAATTAGATTATCTAACTCAGCAAAAGTTTCTTTTACTTCTTCAATTTCTTTTGCCTCTTCTTTTGAAATAGGCTTGTCAAGGAACGTGATGTCTGTATTTTCCTTAGAAAACATAGACTTGGGTTTTTCTTCTGGTTTACCATCTGCTGGAAGCATTACACTTTCTGCTCCTGGTGTACCAAATAATTCATCAATATTTACATCTACTTGTTCTACCGTTGTAGAATCTTGTACTTGATTTTCATCAGTTTCTTTGTTGGTTTTCATTTTGTTGGTTTTTGTTTATAATTCAATATACAAATTAAACTTGAAAGATTTAAAAAAAAAATAATTTTTTTTTGCACTATATGGCTAACCTACTTTTTTTTATTATCATTTCTTTTATTATCAAATTTATTTTTATTTTCTTTAGCTATTTGTAATTGTTTATCTGCAATATCTCTTTGAACTTGAAGTTTTTCTCTTTCAATTTCTAATTTTTGATTTCCTCTTAAATTCTCATTTAATTGTTTTTCTCTTTGTAAATCAGTTTGTTGTTGATATTGTTCAGATTGTCTTATTTCTTTCATAGAATCTTCATAGTCAGACATTTTGTTTTCATTTAAATCAACTTGTGCACCATAACCAGCTGCTCTAATTTCAGCAACAGTAATATCTTTTTGTATAAGTTTATCTGATTTTTCAGCTTCTGCTTGTATTGTTGCTTGTTGTTGTTTTTCTTGAGATGCCAATTGTTCAGTTTGCATCTGTTGTTGCTGCTGCATTTCTTGTTGCTTTTGTTGTTCTTGTTTTGCTTGAGAAGACTTAAGAACACTGTTTAATTCAGCAATTGAATCAGATTGAACAATTTTTCCAAGATCATAAATAGATGCACCAGCTGTATTATTAGTCATAGCCATTTGTTTAAGTTGTTCTAATATTGCTCTATGATTTGCAGTAGTAGTACAAAATATATTTAAGTCTCTCATTAATAAGTCAGTACCATTTATTTCAAAATTAACTTTTTCATCTGCACCTGTAATGTAAGTAAGTCTGGTTGATGGTTTTGTAGAATTATAATATTGTGCCAAATCAGTTCTCATAGAGTGTACACGAGGCATTAAATAATCACAATGCTGTATAAAAAATACTTCAGTTTGTGCATAAGATGCAGATGCAGCTTGTTCTACTCCGGTAGCAGTCATTTGAGATAACTGTTGTCCCATCCTTTGAGGATTAATACCAATTACATCATATGCTTGTTGTTTAAAATGATTAGCAAGATTTACTCTAGACATTAATCTTTCTGTTTGTGAAAGGTCAAGTTTTTGAAAATGATTAAAGTTTAATGCATTTTCTGTATTTGTTATAGATGTATCTAAAGGAAGCATACCAAAATTCTTCATAGCAACATATGCTTTAGACAAATTTCCTTTTCCCCAGTCCTCTCCTAAAGAGTGTCTAGGAAGAGTGTTCTGGTCTAACATGATAATAGTTCCTAACTCATCTACTAATATGTCAGCAATTTGATTGTTTACTATGTTATATCCAATCTGATATGGTTTCATTAAATCAATAAGTGCAGTAGATTTAGTATTTCTATCTGAAAAAATTGCACCTTCTACAGGTAGTTTACAACCATACATAGTTGAATCTCCTTTAAATTGAAATTTTAATTTTCCAATTTTAGGTTTATCTATACCAATATATAATGGTGCAAAGCCATCTGGATTACTCATTCCAAAAAAAGATGTTATATTAGGACCAATTTTAACACCACCCCAAACTTCATTTATCCAAATCCAATCTATATGTTCTCCATATATTAAAGTATCTTTTGTTTTATTTTTAAATAATCTATTATCATATATTGGTTTATATTCAATAGCATAATCTTCTGTTATAATTTCATTAACAACTTCACCATTTTCTGCAATTTTTGTTAAGTGACCAACTTTTCTTTGTGACTTCCAATATATTGTAGATACTCTTATAAGTTGACTAGTAAAATCATCTGTAAAATCATAACCTTCAGATAATATTTCACTTATTATATCTGAATTTGGTATTACACTACCATTCATTGCAGATGAATATTGTCTCATTGCTAATGAAGGCATGTTAGTATTCCATGCATGTGATTTAGTACCATCATAAAAAGTACCATCATTTTGATAACCACCTGTTGTATAACCAGCAGCTGTAATAGGATATATTGCTTCAAGACTTTTTAATTGGTCTTCATTCATTAAATAACCATACTTATCTATAACATCTGCTACAGTCATCATATCAGTTTTTCCAATATAATTAGATTGTGATACATATCTTGCATCCGGAGATTTATGATAATATGTAATTACAGGATTCCATAATTCTACTTCATAGTCATCTTCCATCATTCTAAAATGCCAAAACTCTCTATCAGTAATCAACATATCTCTGAATGCTCTTTCTTCTAATTCATCCATACTAAATCTTTCTACATCTACTTTATGTTGATGAGATGCCCATTCTTCTACCATAGATCTATAATCTTTTTTAAAAAATTGTTCTATTTCTGGTAGTGTTTTTAATTTTTCTGGTGCTGTTTCTTTTTGTGCTTCTTCAGAATCAGGATCCATTCCTTGAGCAATTAATGCAGCAACTATTTTAGTTTGAGCATTTGCCATTAAAACCTCTTCAACCATTGCTCTTTTTTGTTCCATCATTTCATTATGTGAATTCTCATCAATAGCACGATAAGTAAGTTTAGAAGATCTTTTTGCAAACTCAGCAACAAGTACATTTATAACATTTGGAATAATAGGATAGAATTTTAATTCTAAAGCAGATGTATCTTCTTTGGTAAGAATATCTACAATATCTCTCATTTCATTATTTTCTTCAACAATGTAATCTGATTTATCTATAACACCTTTTGCAAGTTTATAATTCTTCATTAACCTTCTTGCATTATTTCGGATTTGTCTTATTCCTTGCCATTCAATCCAATCTAAATTCCATGCTGCCCATTCATCTGTTTTTTCTTTATTAGATAAAAATTGCAATGGTTGAGTAATACTTCCAATTCTATTATTTTCAGTTTTCTTCCCTTTTTTTGCTTGTATGGCATTTATTATTTCCATAATATTTTACTTTAAGTTATTAAATGGTGATCTTTTATTATTTGATCTATTAGGTAATCTATTTCCTCCAACATGACGAAAGGGGTTCTTATTTAATTTAAACAAATTTTCTGACTTTTGCAAGTTTTTAGCAGCATCATCCATAACCACTCTTTTAGAATATCCTCTATTAGATTGTTGTATTCTCATAAATGCAACAAGTGCAGCAAAAGAAACTAGTCTATCTACATTGACACCATCTGCATATTCCTGCATTTCTTTAAGTAACATAGGATCAGGTATTCTTTCTATACCATATTTAGTTCTTACAATAGTACCATCTGTTTTAGTTTCTACATCTAATTCTTCTTTGGTATATTCTATAGTATAACTTAGTAAGTGTGCTTTAAATAATGTACCCGTATTTTTCCAACCATATTCTTGAAATACATTTGCATTAGAACCAATATCTTTTAAAAACATAATTTGTCCTTTAGGTACTAAATATCTTTGTTTTTTTCTAGATATCATATATTGAATAAACAAAGAAATATTATTTTCTATAACTGTCCATGCATTATACCATTCTATTATAAGTTCTAGTTTTTGATGAGTTTTATTAATATCATCAAATCTTCCACACCAAGCTGCAACTATTTTATCTTGTTCAACATATGTTTCAGTATCAGTTCCACTTATTTTAGTTACTTCTACTGGAGCTTTCATTACATATATAGAACATAATGATTCTGATGTTGTTGTTTTACCTTCAGAAACAGGGTCAATTGAAGCATAATATTGTCCA